GCTCTAAAATGACCTGTATGAGCTGAACCAGTTGGATACTCTTTTACAATAAGTTTACCAATGGCACCTTTAGCTATCTTTTCAATCTTTTCAGAGAATACTTTTTGCGGTAATGAACTGAGTTGCTCTATTGGAATGTTCATAAGATTAGCATCCACCCTTTCGGCAATTCTTTCTTCAGCCATTTCCATTGTGATATATAAAACGTTCTTACCTTGTTCTAATGCTGATGCTGCACAATGACACATGAATAATGACTTACCCACACCTGTACCCGCGAGCGCGATGTTAAGTGTTTTATTTGGTAAACCACCTTTTGTAATTTTATTAAAGTAATCTAAATCAAAAGGTATTCTTGCTTCTTTATGATTATAAAAGTCAAACCTTTCATCACTATTGTCAATATAATCATGACCTATTTGTTGGTCAAAGGAAACTCCAAGAGCATCAGATAATAATTCAGGTATAGCACCTTCAGTCCTGATGTCATCTTTTCCATCGATTATTTGAATTGATTCCATGATAGCATTATATATGGCTTTCTCTTTACACCACTTTTCAGCTTCTTGGATTAGATATTCTGTGTCAATATCAGATTTTTCTCTTATAGCATTTATTAGTTGAGAACTATTATTTAGTATATCTTCTGGAGCATTTACTTTTCTCAATTCCAAATCAAGTACTTTTGATGTTGGTAATCGATTATGCTTTGCAACGAATTGTACAATTAAATCAAAAACATTCTTATGTGAACCTTCAAAGTATTCAGGTTGTAAATAAGGTATAACTCTTCTACAAAATTCTTCGTTATTAAGAAGATGATTTAGTATCTGAGTTGGTAGTTGATTCGTCGTTTCCAATTCCTATCCTCGCTATGTTATTTTGTTCTCCCCATTCTAGGGAATCCATTATTATATATCTTAGTACATCGCCTAAGTAATTTTTAAATGATTCATCTTCATTTAGTTCATCGACTGTATGGTCAGCTGGGTCTAACACTGTATAATTAAATGATAGTTTACCTTGATCGTTTTGAGTATCTTCTTCAAAACTAACTGTACCATAAGTCATAATCACATCTTTATATTCGCCTTTTGCAAATTTAACACCAGTCATTGGATGACTGGCATTCTCTACAAAGGTGTAGTGTGAGTCATCGATTTTCATTACTCTCCCTCTATCTCGATATCAAGGTCAACTTCCAATAATGGCTTATGACCTATTGAGTAATAAGTTTTGACAAACTCTTTGAAATCAGTTTCCTTTAAGATTGGTTCCCAAAAAGCTTTTGTAAGAGTTTGTTTTTCTCTTACCTTTCCTTCTTCAATCTCTCCAGTTTCTTTATTAACTCTTGCGTACCAACCTACATTTGGCTTAGTGACATAACCACCAGCTAATGCAACTTGTAGTAATCCTGAGTATGGTTCTATTCCACCTTCCCAAGATACACCTACTGGTATTTTAGATTTTTCTTTTACAAATCTTGATTTCTCAACGTTGATTACAAAGTTATATCCTGATACTTCAGTACCTGCTTTTACTTGTTGCCTTCCAATAATCCAAATGTTATCAGCTGAGTAATAAATACCTGTACCACCACCAACAACATTCTTTGGAAATAATCCAATTTCTTTATATGTATGGTTAACGGCGAGTAAAGGGACGTTCTTCATTGTTAAATAAGGAGTGACCATTCTGAACAGTCCCTTTAAGGCCTTCGCTCTCGACATATCCGCAACAGATTTTTCATTGAGCGCATCTTCTAATTCTTTTTTACTTGCTAAATTACCAATTGAATCTATAACAATCACTACTTTGTCATCTCTATCAATTGCTTCTAATTGGTTTACTAAATCAAATTTTAGTTGTTCCACATCGGTGATTGGTGTATGTAATACTCTTGATGTATCAATACCAAAAGATTCAAAGTAGTTTTGTGGTGAACCAAACTCTGAATCATAGAATAACATAACTGCATCTTCATATTCGTTTAAATAAGCTGCACCCATTAAGAGAGCAAATGAAGTTTTAAAATGTTTTGATGGACCAGCTAGAACTGTAAGACCGCTTGTCATTCCACCATCCATATCACCTGATAAAGCTACGTTTACCATTGGTACGGTTGTTGATATTACATCTTTATCTTTGAATAGCATAGAATCTGATAAAATATCAGTCGTTTTTATTTTACTATTCTTTTTTAATTTATCCATTACGCCCATATTAATACCTCCTCTCTGGTCTAAGTTGCATGGTTTTTTCTTTTTTTCTCCAACGTGCAATTGCTTCTTTTCTTACACGTTGTTTCCTTTGATTAGGCTTTTCATAAAATTCTCTTTTACGAACTTCTTGTACAATGCCAGCCCTTTCGCATTGTTTCTTAAATTTTCTCAAAGCAACATCAAATGGCATTGGTTTAGCCGGACGTTTATCTCTGGGATGCCTCTTACGAGGTCTTAAATCTACACTTGGCATATATTCACTCCTATATTTTTCATCAGTATATCTATTATAACATAAAATCAGTTAATTGTAAACTGTTTTTTTCATATTCGTACATTCTTTTTTTATTGTCAATAAGCATGTAAGGTGTTTCAATCAAATCTACTTTGTTATCGAAATAAGCTAATAGATTCTCAACCATATCTTCAGCAGTTTTTACTGGTACGTTCTGACATATATGATTAATTTGATTGCTTACTAAGTTCATGTCTTCTGGTAAATGCATGATTCTCATTGATTCTCTGACTGTTAAGTATCTATCTTCGTATGGATGGCATGTTTGAACTGGCAAATGACCTACAAAAGCTCCAATATAATTCTTAGCCCATGTAGTAGTTCTTCTCATTACATTACCACCTGACTTTATTTTCTTATTCATTCTATCGATAATGTTATAATGTCTTTCGTGTCCTTGTTCTTTTAACCAAGGTAAAAGGTTATCATAGGAATCATTATCTTCGATATAATCAAAACAATTATTTGAATGCTCTAAAGTATCGTAAAATTCTCTATGGTTTATACCACCATGAAGCTCTTCTAATATGTATCTATAAAAAGGTAAATCAGATGGTGTATGTTGATTTGGCAGATAATTCATTGGATCGGCTTCAGATCGAGGCCCTGAGGAGATAACTGATTCAATTCTTTCGTTAGGATAACGGTTTACATAAGGTAATAATGGTGCCTGATGCCCTTTAAAAAAGAAATAAAATGTTCTATCTCTAATTTGACTATACCCTTGTACTAATAACTTAGTCTTTAGAAGTACAAAGGTATAACCATACTGCTCCCCTATTTTTCGTAGTTTCTCTACTACAGGTACACCAGTCTTTTGTGCTAACCTTGGTGCATTCTCTCCCCAAAAAACTTTTGGTTCTATTTTACCTAAAACGTAATGTGCTGTTTCGTACATCCAATTATTTGCTGGTTTATCAGCAGCTGAATGAGTTGATAATGTAGATAAACCTGCACATGGACAAACTGTATTGACCATATCTACTTTCTTTGGTTTATGATTTTTATTCTCATCTAAATGTATGTAATCTCCTTGCCAACCTTTTTCTCTAATATAGTTTATATAATGAGAATCGTTTGGTTCAAAATCTGAATATGATAAAACTTCTTCTGGCATTTGGCCATTTAGTTTATTCATAACTGCTATGCTTTCACCACCAATCAATGGTACGATACTACTGTATTTCATTCATCACCTTCGTTAACATTCTTGTTTGCCTATCCACATCATCATAGTGTAGTGGTATACAGGTTGCAAGTAATAATAATCCACCCATTAGTATTTGTTCTTTAGGTAGATTATATTCATCTAATTTTCTTAAAAATAAATCTTTTACATATTCATTTTGTGGAACATCAGCAACAATAGCATTATATCCATAATAACAATCATGAGCTAACTTAGCCCAATCATATATGTTATCGCCCATTGTTCCATACCAACTACCATACTCACCTCTTGGGTCAAGTAATTTAAATTGATCTGTTTGTTGATTGTATAAAATATTTGCTAAATGTAAATCACCATGCATTCCATTTATTGGTGAAGTATGTAAATAAACTTGTTCAGCCATTTCATGTAGTTGAGCAACTTTCCATGCTTCCATTACATTATAGAACTCATGATTCAATCTCTCTTTAGTTTTTCCTACCCACATTTCTTTTGCATTCTCACTAAACCCATCAATTAAATCTTCATCATCGACTGGATTATTAAAGTAATTTATTTTAATTCTAAATATTCTATCCATGACATAATCCCAATGTGAATCAGGCATATTCTCATATAACATTAAATCACTAAGTAATGTACCACTTTCATATGACATTGTTAGTTGAGTTGGATGTTCTAATATTCTAGGTACAAACATAGATTGTTCAGGATTTAAACATTTATACCAATTCTTTTCGTTTTGTAATGTTTTTCTTGAATGCTTATCATGATAATCTGGTAATTTTGTAATAGTTCCAAGCTCTCCATTAAACTTCAAATTATTAAAAGCCCTTGCTTTTCTATTAAGTAATGAAGCACAGGTTTTATAGTATGTTGGCAGGTCACCTATGTCATACCATTCTTTAGTAATATATTGGCTAAAGTTTCCATAGAGTTCTAGTGCACCTGATATATCGTAGGCCCTACTTTCATTGAAAGCTTGCTTAGCTCTTAATCCTTCCTTAAATGAATATAGTCCAACTAAAGCAGTAGCATTAGGTATTGGTTTTTCTGGTTTATTATAATATTTATTACCATCCCACATACACCAAGCTGATTGATTATCCACTTCCTTTGTAAGTAAAAAGTTTGTACCTAACGGCATATCTTTTTCTAATATAATAGCATCACCTAACCAAACAACAACTGGTTTTAAAGGATTTACTAATGCGTTCATACCAATAGATATAGCATCCCTTGGACCATCAAAAGATAGTTGATTAGCAAACCTTACCTTGGGATGTCTAACAGCACAATACTCTCGGATATCCGTATACTTTCCATCAACCACGACTATTTCATCAACGCTGCCATTGACTGCCTCTATTATATAGTCTAGGCAAGGTTTACCATTTACACGTACCATAACCTTCGACGTGCCAGAAGATAGAGGTCTTAGTCTTGTTGCTGCTCCTGCAGCAGGGATAACTAAATTGAATCCATTTTGTTTGTCCATTTAACAAATTCCTCCAAGTTCATTGCTTTATCATCTACGTAATAAGTAGATGAATAGGGTTTCCCCCATAATAGTTCATCGTAAGGTACATCATATCTTTCCAACCAATCGGTTGTTATCTTACCTACATCTTCTATAATTTTCTTTATATCGCCATTGTGTGTTAACATTCTTCTGGCAGTTAATAAAATAATATGGAACCCTAAATTCTTAAGTACTCTCATACCTTTGATTACCTTATTATTAGGTAATGCGTTTCCATATTTTTGTTGTGCATCTTGATAGTTGTGATTTGTAAAACAAATCGTATCATCTATATCGATTACAATTGTCTTTTTCTTATCCAAAGAAATCCTCCAAACTAGTTGTATTTAAATCTTTTATCTTAGTATGTACAATTCTTTTCTTCTTTTCAAAATAACTTAATTGTTGTTCTATGACTTCTTTTGCTCCAAATGCTGGAATATGATTATTAAAAATATCTATGAAAGTATCTATAGAAGTTATTCCAAAGCATTTTTCAAGTAATTGAGTCACTGTCATTTTATCTGTTTGCTTTCCAACAGTCTCTATATGTTTTAACATAGGTGGTATTACATTAGATGCATCAGCTTCCTGTCTGAGAAACTCAATACCCGCTTCTAAATAATCATTATACATTGATTCATCGTTTGATAATTCATGTATTTTATCTTTTGTCTCATTTAAATCTTCTCTATTTGACCATATTGCAATTGGGTTAGTTATAAATGTTGAGCCATCTTCAGCTATGTTATTCATTCCATAATTTGAATCAAATACTGGAACTGTACCTACAGCGATTATTTCCATTTGAGCATATTCAAACCTATCGCCATAGTTGTGTATTTCCTTTGGAAGATTATATCCACTATAACCAAACATAGAGTTTGATATTAAGTTCATACCATCTTCATATTCATAAGGACCAAAGCTTTGGCATATATCACTATCATAATCATATCCATCAAACTTATCTTGCCAACTTGTAATATCGATAATATCAAACTTAGCACCAAAAGACCGTTCAATACCATGAATTGAGTAATGGAAATCTTTATCTAAGTTAAACATTTCAACCATTCTTTTTGGGTCCTTCATAGTTGTCCAACGACTTGCGTATATACAACTTCTTCTTTTATCTTTAAATGGTACCCAATACTTTTCATAATCAGAAACAGTAAATGGTA